GCTTTCACTATCTCTTCATAAACGAACTTAGCCATATTCCCTGATGGGATAGCGGCAGCAGCTTCTTTGCTTGTCTCTGGATCATTCTTCCTGACAAGTTTATGCGTAGGCTCGGCAAACATATCGTCCATTGATCCGCTATTCATTGATCTTCTCTTTAAGATTGTTTGCAGCACATCCTAGCAGAACTATGTCCAACAGTTGAGGCTTGTTTCTGTGCCAGTCTTGTAGCGTAGAGCGAGGAACTTTGGTTGTGTCTACAACGCTTTGGACGCTGATCAGGTGGTGCTTGTGGGTTAGTTCTCTAAGAGTCATTGTTATTCTCCTTATGCCCCGAAGGGCTGATTACCAATTAATGATTAGATTGCCCGAAGTAGTATTCTTTCGGCCTTCTGCGATTATTCCCAATACTTCACTATGGTTGAAGCTATCTAACTCTATATCGCCGCTTTTAACATAAGCAGTAAAGAAGACAGTCTTTCCGCCATCGTTGTGATCTTCAGTAACATCAATGTAAAGCTCGTTTCCGAATACGTCTTCTAGGTTGCTATATGCCTTCATTTTGCTGCCCCTTGTCTTTTTTGTATTTCTGCACAAATCGCTGCGCTGTTAGACTTCCAGCCAGAAAAGCTGGTGCGTCTGATGAAAGCTGGTGCTGCCTTAACTTTCTTATCAGTCCTTTCAACGTGATCAATAAGCTCTTGAGTTGAGTAGTTTGCCATTCCTGTTGCTGTTGCTTTCATTTTGCTTGATCCTTTTTCCTGATAATTATCCCTGCGTCATAGGCAGTGCGGGTTACTGAGTTTTTAGCTGGGGCTGGGTGCCCGAAGTAACCTGCCCAGAATTTTGCTTTTGGAGAACTGCTGCGTATAGGTGCTTCTGGAGTGCCGTAGCTGCCGCTTTCGTAAAGACTTATTATTTCCTTGGCTTTCATTTTGCTGCCCCTTTGTTGTTTTAATTAAGGCAACTTTATAACAATACCTACCTACAGTCAACGACTATCGGGCATTATATTTGGTATTCGTGAGAATTAGTGGATAGTGACGAGGGACATATAGGCAGTGAGTATTTTCTTGGCGTGTTCAGCCCCGATACAAACTTCAGCTTGATAGCCGATTGATGCCATCATTTCGAGATATTCGTCTTGAAGAGGCGTGGTTGTCTTGCCGTGGTCTTTCATCTCGATAAAAAGGCCGCTGTGCGACTTGTTGGGTATAGCAAAGAAAAGGTCGGCCTCACCTTTGACCATGCCCTGAGTCTTGAACTGGTTGATCATTATTGCAGCTTTCTTGCCAGATGGCAGATTAACGCCATTGAGGGAGAGCCTGGTACACTTCGCAAACTTGGGGTATTTCTCACGAAACCAGGCGATCAAAGTCTTCTGCTCCGCATACTCACTCATCGCAGTGAGCAAAAAGTCTCTACTTGCTCAGGTGTCCACTGGGAAGGAGCCTTGATTAAGATAATATCGCCCTGAGTATCTGTCCAATATCCCTCGACGTGAAGGGTTCCGCAGGCGTGTGTTGCACCTTCGAGTATCTCAATGGATTGAGCGCAACCGCCAAGAAACGCGACAAGCAATAATATCAACGCAATTAATCTCATTTTGGACTCCAAATTAGCTTTTTAATGTTTTTGGGTTTTGCTGCGGCAGAACCGAAATACTTCAGACCGTAATATACCCATTTCCTGCGAAACCATCGCATTCCGTCCAGTTCACAGGTGGCTACTAACTGCCTGTCTGCCATATCGCGGCACTCTTTTGGAAAAACCTTCATTCTGATAAGTTGGTAAATAGCGTCATGCTGCCACGCGGCTCGCATAAAACTTTTGGTGTCAAATGTGGGGCCGCTTGGCCCATCCCCTGCATATCCCTTATGTATTGTGCAATATCCATTCTTTACAGATAGAAAATCGCCCTCGTAAACAACATCCCTGGGATAATAAAGCGGGAGTCTAAAAATATAGTCATTTCTAATTTGGTACTTGTACCCACTAGAATAGCAAATCCTGTGATCGATCATCTGTCAGCGCCTGTGACCATCCTGGAGCAATATGTGAGGATGTTTTCGACATAGTTAATCGTCTCAGTCGAGTGATCTCCTGTGACTTGGGGCAGTTTCTCGATTATTTCCGCATACAAAGAAGGATAGCCAGCTTCCTTTTGAGCTTCTAAAATGTGGCCGATTCCGCTGTTGTAGCTCGCCAACGCTAAGCAATGACGATCTATGTCGGGCCGTTCCCATGCCCATTCGTTGATAAGCCAAGCCAAGTAATATGCGCCAGTGTAAATTGACGCTGTGGGGTCTGTGGGAGGTGAATCTGGGTATCCAGCAAGAGGAGCGTACTGCTTCCAGGTCTCAGGCATAAACTGAGCTATCCCTTCTGCCCCAACGTGACTAATGGCATCAGGCTGAAGTCTAGATTCTTGCCAAAGTTGAGCTTTGTAGAGCCTCCAGTCGTAGCCTGGGAGGTGTTGAGCTGTTGCTGCTTTAATAATGTGATCGAATTCGCTTGTCATTATGTCTGGCTCTTGCGTAATAGAGCGATAAATCAAATAAATGACAAAATAGATTTTCGCCATTTAGAACTTTTTGTTCTTAAATCCTTTGTAAATAGTAAAGGTTAAGGAAAGTGCAGCTACCACTGAACCGAGCAATATTCCCCAATTTGCTGCAATCTGAGAGATGACTGTCCAGCCTGATAAATCCGCTGTTAAGCCTGCAAGCGCACTGCTACCTCCCAACACTCCGCTAACTTTAACGCCAGCCCCGCTCACAGATAGCTGTGGAATATTATTGATCGCCTCTTGGAGAGTCATTTCACAGAAATCCCTTTCATTTCATGCCCATATCTATTTAACAATTATCACACCTTGCTCAATTCGGCGCAATATTGTTCTCAATTGTGACCGCCGAAGATAAAAATGGCTGTTTTGAGTATATTCTTCACACTTTATCCGACCATCGATAGCGTCATGACAAATAGAACAGCAATCCCCAGCAGAAATATCTGAACTTTTTATCGAAATTCCATGCCCTTCGCTTGGAAAATGACAAAGTACAACTGTATCAGAATTATAGTTACAAATCCCCGCGATGTTAGCTGTACACTCCTGGCCTTTTGCTGCTGCCCTATATTTCTTTGAGTTCATGGGTTTCGTGTTCAATCAGAAAATCAATGTAATGTTTAGCCTTTCTCAAGTCTTCTACGCCGCCTTTTTCCCTCCATCTAGTCAGATATTTTATAGCCGCGCCCTCGCAATAGCCTAAATTATTTTTCTGAATAAACGTAATCGGCTGAATTGCTAGATTTTTATAGTGCGATCCACCAACTTGCAAGTCTTTTGCTGACATGTTTTTCCCCTATAATTTTAAGTCAGGTTCGATTATTGGTCGAGGCAGCTCGTAGATCATAGTGGAATGAGTACCGCCGCCTGCTTTTAAAGTCATCATTTGCATCTTCCCATCGCCGCCGTAGCCAGAACCCGCATGCCAGGAATCTGGTGGAGGAAGAGCGCCCATCTTAAAAACAGTGCAGCCATCTAGCTCTAGCACTTGCTGATGATGATAATGACCAGTGAGCCACATCCTGCTGCCTGTACACCTGCCCCACGCTTCAGGCATATCCCTCGCCATTACATTCACTAGTTTTTGCGGTTTGATCTTATCGCCGTGATTAACACCGATCAGATGCCCCTTCCATTCGACATAGTGAAAGAAGCCATGTGTTTTAAGCACCTCGACTCTTTTGTTTTTGTAAAAGTAAGCACTAGTTATCTGTTGCACAGCTACCGCCGCGTCTGGATTATGGTTACCTTTGGCTATGACAACAATTACTCTTTTAAAAACCTTGAGCATTTGCGTGACAGCATACTGCATAATTTCGCCAGCTATCTCTAGCACTCGGGAATATCTTGAGGAGTTTTGTAAAGGCGTACCTGAATAAGTGGTTCCGTGGGAAGAATTGGCATGCATAAAATCACCGACATCAACTAGCATCCCCGTTTGACTTGGATGGCATCGTGAAATTAGATCGTCGATTGCGTCTCTAAGCCCTCTTGCCGCAATATTCACATTAAAATCTGAGTGCTTAGTCTCCGGTTTAAAAGCGTACATTCCGATGTGGGCATCGCCGATACAGATAACGCTCATCAAATCCTCAGAAAACTTGCCTTTCGGTGTTTTCACCTTTGGGAGAGGCTTGATTTCTGATGTTAAGCCTTCGATGTAGGCTCTAAAGGCTTCCTGCTGTTTTTCGATTGAAGCCTTGGTTTTGAGCCATATCGGATTTCCTTCATCGTCAGTTGTAAAAACAGATCGCCCGATTACTTGCTCGCCCTGCGGAACGTGCCTCCGAGCATCGAAGTTCTCACTTAACCCAGCTTTAGCTGCTTTTGCTTGTATGCTGCGAATAGTCTGAGATACGGCACTAACGTCTTTTCCTAAAGCTCGCGCTGCGGCGTTTACCGTTTTGGTTTTCCCGTATGCTAGATAAACTAATCTCTGATTTTCGTTACGGCAAAACTCAAGAAGCCGCTCATCGAACGGATAACACAATTGATTTTTAATCATAAAAGTACCACAGCTTATTTAATCCGTTGTTATTGTGTGGTTTTTGATCAAAATTAGCAATTTTCTGAATTACGCCGCTTCCCTATAGCTCTCGTAAGCCTTCAACGCTGGCTCGCTCCACTCCACATCCTTTTCAGAGCCAAATACATATATTGCCTCGATCAATTCAGCAAACTCAGATTTGTTTAGTTTTGAAGTGCTTGTTGGGATCGCTACCATGCCGCCGCCTATGCCGTGTAGGAATACCTGGTTGCGCCAGGCAGCAGTGATTATGTGTTTCCAAGTCTCTGTGTCGTGCTTAGACTCAAACCAAACTACCTGATGAGATATATCTGTCAGCATGGGCCAGAGCTTTTTATTTTGTTGGAGTGTTCTCAGGCCGTCTTTGCTGAATAAATCTACTAATTCCATGCCTTGGATTGCATCGAAATAATTAGCAGATGCTTCACAGGCAGCGATCAGCGTGTTGTTGATGTTGCGAAACTTCATAGCCGCCTCGTCAGATACTTGAGTTGAAATATACGGTCTGCCGCATCCTTCTTAGCCTTAGCCTTACGCCGAGTCTCGTACTCTTTGCCGTTTTTCTTGTTGTTGGCTTTGCATTTAATTAGGTGCTTTTCTTGTTTCATGTAGCCCAACTCCTATCTGCAAGCTGATCAAATTTGCTCTGTACCTTCGACTCATCGGCCTGCCCATCAATCACCATAAGCTCGTGAGACTCTTCCCATCGTCTTTGCTTTAACCATCGACACATATCAGAGTGATCAGCAATAAACTCACCCTTGCCTCTCTGGTAATCCCTGATCTGCTCTGTATGCTCCCTAAAGGAGGTAATCACCATATCAACGTCATCAGCGTCCATTTTTAAGGTCTTAGCCGCCTTGTATGCGTCAGGCTTACTTCCTAGTGTGCGAGTTCTTAGGGCCAGTGCTTGCTTCCAGAAGTCTTGGAACCACTCAGGGTAAGGTGCGAGCTGAATCATTTTTTTTCCTCCTTTCGGCTCTTTGCTTAACCCTATTAGCTGTATTTACCAGCAGGATTCTTGCTCTGAGCCTGTCATTCCCTATGGTGCGATTCTGGCGCTTTATCTTTCTTGCCAGCTTCTTACCTTTGAGCCTGATTAGGTTATTGAGCTTCAATATTAGTAGTTTGTCAAACATCGCACCTCCCCTATTAACTATCTTTTGATTTTAAACAATTTATCAAATTTTAGGTACAACACCTTTAAAGGCAAAAGCCAAATAAGGGCAAAAAATATAGCGAGATGCGTCAATGCTGTATCGAATATGGTATCTATTCGCTGACCTTTACTCATTCGGTCAACAAGGCTCTTTCACTCTCAGGTATCGTCGCTCGTGGGTTTGATGTATTCCCACGCCTGAAGCCCAGCATATTGCAATTAATAGCCAAGACTAGATGTAGTTGTATCCGTTGCAATTAGTAGCTAGATATTGAGATAATGCCCTCGCCGATGACGAGTTATCCGTACCTTCGTTACTGATTGCTCGGAAGTAGTTACAAGCTACACTCGGCAAGTGCTTTAAAAAAGCCAGGGGCCATATTGCAGACCCCTAACGCAAAACACAATTTACTATAAACTCCTATCGCCCAAACATGCAAGTTCTTTAGCTTACCTTTAGCTGAATCTTCGGAACCGAGTATTCCATCGCCGTTATTTCACCGTCAACCTCTACCAATCTGGCTTCTGGATGATTACGCATGATTTGCGATACCCAAGGCTGGCTCATGCCAAATATCTTGCCCAAAGTAACCTGGGACTTCCCTGTTTTTAAAAATGTCTGAATTCTCACGCGCCTGATTGATG